TTCGGTAAGGTTCCAAACTTTCTAATTGCTTCAGCTTCTCAGTTGCAGGCCACTAAAGTATTGCGTGAAATCAAAGAAGCCATTTATTCAATGCCGGAGTTTATCAGGCCAGAATTTTCTAAAGAGACTGAAACAGAAATACATTTCACATCAGGTTCCAAGCTAGTATCACTTCCCGCTAACCCTCAGACGGTTCGTGGGTTTTCTGGCTCTGTTGCGCTAGACGAATTCGGCGTACTAAATAGAAAAGACTCTGAAGAGTTATACGAAGCACTCCTTCCAACACTTGTTAAGGGATACAACATGGTTATTGTATCTACACCAAGAGGGAAGGATAATTTATTTCACGATTTATGCAATCCTAAGTTTGATAACGATGGCAATATTGTTGGTGTTCGAGCAGATAAGATCATCAAGGTTCACTGGACAGAAGTCCCTCACGTTCGCAAAGCCGTAGAAGAAATGGACTTGCAGAATAAGATGAGTCGCAAATCGTTTCTTCAGGAGTTTTGTTGCGAGTTTGTTGAGGATGAAGATAGTTCCTTATTCGAACTTCAGTTAATTAACGATAAGTTTATTGATAGGACCATAGGTTTCGTTGACGCCTCTTTTATTGACATGATAGAAGGGGATTCAATATCTAGTGATGTAATTAATTATGATCTTAAGAAGGTTTATCAGTATATTTATGTTGGTTTCGATCCCGCGATTTCTGGTGACGGTTCCTGTGTGACTGTGTGGGGAGTGAAGAATGACGAATGGAAGCATCTATTCCTTAAGATTCTTCCAAAGGGTATGGAGGTAGGTCCACAATGCGATTATGTGAGTAGGTTGGCGCAATTCTTCTGCGCCAATAAAATTGGAATTGATTCCACGGGCGGAATGGGGCTTGCTTTTTTGTCTAGAATGAAGGAAACTGTATGTGCGAACATCATGCTTCCGATCACGTTCAGTACGAATTTCAAAACTAAGGAGTATGCAGAAATTAAGAACAAGATGGAGTCTCATAGGATGAAGTCTCCTGAGAATCATGAAATGGCTAAACAGTTTACAAACTTAGGATACAATCCTGTAACTGGCAGAATTGCGGCACTTGGTTCTTGGAGAACCAATCACGATGATATACCGTCTGCCATACTTTGTGCCCATGCTTGTAGATCCAAGACGAACAACAGCGGATTTTCTTTTATTTGAGGATAAAAAATGCAACAACACGACAATGAGGACATTAAGAAGCTTTTGGAGAAGGAACTGTCAAAGTTTCCTCAGAATTCAGCTTCTAACAAGGAGAGGCAGACTATCTCATCAATAGATGATGTTCAGGTAGCCAAGTCTCCCGGCGTTAAGGATATTTACGACAGGAACTACTCTCTAAAGACTGGTGTGCCCTTATCTCACCCATTGGAGTTAATGACACTTATTGTTAATGAGAATTCGTGGGCCGATTTAGCTGTCAAGACTATCGCATCTTCTTGTGCATCATCAAGTCCTCTTTTCCAAGTGTTCAGCAGGGCAAGTGGTCGTAACAAATTGAAGGCTTCCAACAGCCGCAGGGAGAACCTGATCGACAAGTTGAACTATCCGAATCATCATCAAACTGGTTATGAATTCTTCTTGACCACTTTTGAAAACTTGGTTACATACGGAAATGCTTACTGGCAGATTGTTCGCACCAAAAAGGGGGAAATTCACTCACTTTATACATTACCTCCTGAAACTATAAGAGTTATACCTTATGAAGATAAGTATGGAATTTTACATTGCGCTTATTATCAACGCCATCTTTCTCGTCCTCGTGGTGGCGAAGTATATTTAGAACATGAGATTGTACACTTCAAGGATACTAACGAGCGTTCATTCCTATATGGTAAGCCGAGAATGTACCCTATTCTTGGACATATTACAGCTAATGCTCAGTCTCTTCAGGCTATTAATAATTGGTTTGAGGAAGGTTATGCTGGTGGCGCTATCTTCAAAATGGATGCGGATGAATTGGTTGCTCAGCGTAACAGAGAGTTCCTAAAGGATCACTATTCCGGCGCTAAGAACTACGGAAGGATTCTTTTACTAGAAGGCTCCACTGAACTTGTACAAGATGGTAATAAGTATATTGGTAATGTTAAGTTCAATGAAATGTCTTCTATTGGTAGGGATACTATTCTTTCTTGTTTAGGTGTGCCCGTTTCTATGGCTGGTGTACGTTCAGACGATGGTATGGGTAACGCAGAAATCGTTGCGAGTGAAGAGAAGGCGTTCAAACGGAACACCATTGACCGTTACCATAGGATTGTTTTCGGTAAGATTCAGCAGAAGCTTATCAGGGACTTGCTAGACGATAAGGAGTTGATGATTGAACCCGGAACACTCTCCAAGTTTGCACTTAAGGATTCTATTGAAGCGGTAAGGGCATTGGGCGAAATCGGAGTGACGATTGGAGAAGCACGCGAAATGCTTGGAATGCGTTCACTCGAAATAGATGAAATTAACAAGGCTATGGTTATTAGAACCAACAACGGTCTAGTTAGGTTCGAGGATATTATTGGTATTGACCCGAACACTGGTGAAGAAGTAATGACACTACTGGATAAGTCGCTGGAAGCTAAAACCGATGACTTGATGGATGAACAAGGTGCTTCACCTAAGAAGAAAAATAAGACGATTGATCAGAAAGTGAGTGAATTGCATTCTGGATCTTCTGGTTTGGGCGGAACATTAAAGGATATGGTAGAAAACGGTTGACAATATCTAGCAAGAGTGCCATAATTCAATTATGGACTATCTTGAAGAATATAAACAAAAGATCAGCGAAGCAAACAAAGTTTGGCGGGAAGACATTATCACAGACAATCCCAGTCTGTTACGTGATCAGATCCGCCGAACTTTTGCGTGCATACCGGATATGGCTACATTAGCCTCTAAAGCAGAACGAGACTATAGGCAGACTAAGATGGATATTGTTTTACAGTGTCCATCTGATTTTAAGGGTGAGGGTCGCCGTTTATGGGTGGACGGTAAGACTTCTGGCATAAGATACCAGAGGGATGTTCTTGAATCACTTCATCGTGGCCTTATTAATAAACTTAGCGCACAGAAAAGTATTCTTGCCTCTCTTGTTCAAGAAATGCGCGATATTGGACTTGATGAACACTAAATGTAGAAAGTCATATGCCCTCGCTACATACTATTATACTCTCTAATACTACAAATTTGTGTACAAGAAATGCTACACAGAAGTGCATTGATACGTTGTGGGAGTTTGGTGAAGCGACTAATAATGAAGTTGTTGTAGTTGAGTCTCAGCCTTCTGATACCATTGGTGTTAAGTATAAGGGCGCGATTTCTATACACCCGAATGAGCAATTTAATCATAATAGATTCCGCAATCTCGGCTATAACTACCTTAAGAGTAGGAATAGGGTGAAAGCGGATTACGTTCTTATGGCTAGTAATGAATTATTGTTTAATCGTTATTGGTTTAACTCCCTTATTATTGCATTGAATAATGGATATGATTCTGTTAGCCCTATATGCACTAGGTGGGCACCACACAGGAAGTTTAGCAATACCGTAAACGAAGGTTGGCGTATTGGTATAGAGTTCACTGACTGGTGTCTGCTTTTTAAATCAGAAAGTTTGAATAAACTTATGCCACTTAACGAACTACATGAAGGTTCTACGGCAGTGGAATCTATGGTGGAGGAAATGAAGAAATTGAATATGAAGCATGCCCTTATTACGAACTCTTGTGTGACTCGCAATGACTTGTTCCGTCTCTGATAACTGCTTGAATAATGGGGCAAGATGCTTCAATTGTGTATTTGATGGCGATCGCAAGGGTCAGTATGGCGATAATTTATATCTTGCAATAGATCGTACAATAAAACATCCAATTATGGAGAAAGTTAAGAAAGATAGCAAGGATGCTAAGATTGCTCAGAAGCGAGAGGCTAAAGAGCGCAAAAATAAGGAAAAGGTTTCTCTTCTAAAGGCTGCAAATAAGACAGAGGAGAGGGTGAAGTCTACACTTAATTCGGGCAGGATAAACAAGGATGCCGATTTAAAAACATCTGAACTATCTATAGATGTTAAAATGCAGTCAACGAGGAAAGATCCTGTTATTAGTGTTGATGAGTTCGATAAGGTTAACAACGACTGCTTGAGGTCGAACAGAAGGTATGGTATTCTTTGTATTGTAAATAAGGATGGTAGGGCGTTTTACGTCATAGGGGAAGAGTTGTTTAAGGAGAAGTTTCTGTGAGTATTTTAGTCACTGGCGCAGCAGGTTTCATTGGTAAAAACTTTGTACAGCAGTATAGCGGTGTTTGGCTTTCCGGCATGTATTATGTCGATAAGCTATCCGAGCAATCTGATCTTGAGTTCTGGAACTCTCTTGATGATGATCGCAAGTTTCACATGGACATTAAAGATATTGATACTTTCATGCTGGAGAAGTTGAATATCAAGTATATCGTTAACTTTGCCGCAGAGTCACATGTAGATAGGTCTATCGAAGGACCTCTAGCTTTCACTCTTTCGAATGTTGTGTCTACTCATATGCTTCTTGAAGCTTGTAAACAGTATGGCAGGTTAATTAAGTTTGTTCAGGTTGGAACAGATGAAGTTTATGGAACTCTTGGGGAAGATGACTATCCATTCACTGAGTTATCCAACATAGCCCCCAATAGTCCTTATTCAGCGTCTAAAGCTGCTCAGGATCTTATTGCTAGGTCTTATTATGAAACGTATAAACTCCCTGTTGTGATTACAAGGTGTTCCAACAATTATGGAACGGGCCAAAACAAGGAGAAGTTGATTCCGAAGGTTATTGACTGCCTTGTTAATAATAAGGATATACCTGTATATGGTAATGGTTTAAATGTGCGCGATTGGATTCACGTTGATGACCATTGCTATGGGGTGTTTTTAGCGACTACGCTTGGTGTACCCGGACATGTTTATAATATCGGCGGTGATAACGAAGTCTGCAACATTGATGTTATCAACTCACTCTGTGATATTTATGAAGAATTAACCAGTGAAAATAGATCTGGTAATATAAAATTTGTGGAGGATAGAAAGGGTCACGACTTGCGTTATGCTATTAACGCTTGGAAGGCTAAGGTTGATCTTGGATTTAAACCTGAGCGTAGTGGCGATTTCCATAAAACATTGGAGGAATTATTGGCAGAAGAATTAAATAAACGAAAGGTTTAATATGTATACAGTTGGTATCGGCATTACTACTAGAAACAGAGTTGATCTATTAGAGAAAGCTTGCTCATCAATTAAACAATTTACAGAATGTAAAGACGTTAAACTGATTGTTGTTGATGATAGTGATTCCGATACCCAACATTTAAGTGAAGCCGTGTCTAATAAGCACGGCTTTAATTATTACCACGGTGGCGTTCGCAAGGGTATTGCCGGTGCCAAGAATGCATGTCTGAGGAATTTAAAGGACTGCGACTTCGTATTTCTTTTTGATGATGACTGCTTTCCTATCCAGTTCGGATGGGATACTTATGTTATCAATGCCCA